AACATCTGTATTTAGTTCAATCACATCTGCTGGCGGTGGTTATGGCGGTTCCGCTGGGGGAACACCTGTCGGACCCGGAGGTCCGGGTGGATCCGGTGGTGGCGGCGGCATGGGGGCAGGAAATACTTCTGGTGGTGCAGCTTCTCCATCAGGCCAAGGTAATGCTGGTGGAACTGGAGAAAACAATTTCAATAATGGAGTTGGTGGCGGCGGCGGTGGGGCTAGTGCCGCTGGGACTTCTTATTCAGGCGGAGTAACACCTTGCCCCGGAGGAGCAGGCTCATCTGCTTACACAACTTGGGGCGCGGCAACTAGCACAGGACAAAACGTAAGCGGAACTTATTACTACGCTGGTGGTGGCGGTGGTGGAAATGGTTCTTCAACGGGCGGAACTGGTGGAAATGGCGGCGGCGGAGCGGGGGCCTCTTCTGGAGGAGGATCTTCAGTTGCAGGAACTGCGAATACCGGCGGAGGTGGTGGCGGCGGGAATGGTAGCGGCGGTGCTGCCGGTGGAAAAGGAATTGTAATTATTAGATATACAAGCACTTACTCGCCAGCAACATCTACTACTGGATCTCCCGCAACACTTGTTTCTGGTGGATATCGTTACTACACATTTCTTGACAGCGGTTCCATTACATTCTGAGATACAACATGGCGTATTTTGCAAAACTTGATGAAAACAATGTTGTTGTCCAGGTTACTTCTGTTCACAACAATGAATTGTTGCAAGACGGTGTGGAGTCTGAAGCCAAAGGTGTTCAGTTTCTTATAAATTTGTTTGGTGAAAATGCTAACTGGAAACAAACCAGTTACAACAATAAAATTCGTAAAAACTTCGCTGGAATCGGATACACCTACGACACAACCCGTGATGCTTTCATTTCTCCTCAACCGTTTCCGTCTTGGACGTTGAACGAAACTACTTGTTTGTGGGACGCCCCTGTTCCCATGCCAATGGATGAACGACGCTACTATTGGGACGAATCAACAAAATCTTGGGTGGTCGCAGAATAGCGTTGCCCAAACACCAATAGATGAGTCATGGCCGCAGCGTTTCAACCAAGTGCATTTGAACCGACTGCGTTTGAAGTAAGCACTGACGTAACGGTAGCACTTACCGGTGTAGCTGCTTCTGGATTAGTTGACACAACCGTTAGCTTAGTATCAGCTACAGTTACGGGTGCGTCTGCGGTTGGACTTGTCAACAGCATAAATTATTCAGTAGCACTAACTGGAAATTCCGCATCTGGTTTAGTAGGCGCTGCTACACCTGCACAATCTGTAGCTATATCCGGAGTTTTAACTTCTGGTTCAGTTGGAACGGTAACTGGCGAGGTTTTTGGCGCATTTCAGGCGGGTGCGTTTGAGTCAACGGCGTTTGCCGTTGCCGGGGCAACAAGTGATGTAACGGTCGCTCTTACAGGTGTATTTTCGTCTGGAGTTGCTAGTTCTGTTGTTCCGGTTCAAACTGTTGTGCTTACAGGTGCGGCTGCTACTGGATCAGTCAATTCTGTAGCTTTCGGATACACCGCAACACTAACAGGCAACTCCGCAACTGGGAATGCGGGGACTGTAGGGTTGGGGCCGTTTACTTATGCGTTGACAGGAAACGGCGCTTCTGGGGCGGTTAGTTCTGTAGTTCCAACCCCGTTGCTTGGTCTTAGTGGCGTATCGGTATCCGGTTCTGTTGGCAGCGTTTCGTTTGCCCCAGCGCTTTCCACAAACCTAGCTTCTGGTTTTGCTGGAACTGTAACGGTAGCCGAGCGCAGCATTGCGCTGACCGGAGTAGCTGCTTCGGGTGCGGTTGGGTCTGTTGCGCAGTCTATCCCCCGGACACTGTCTGGAGTTGCCGCTACCGGCGCTGTTGGCACCACATCAAATTCGATCATAGTTGCGCTGACGGGTACCACCGCATCCGGCGCTGTAGACACAGTGGTTTATGGACGCCCTCTAACTGGCGTGTCGGCGTCTGGTGCGGTTGGGACAGTTGTTGCGGGTTTTGGTGTAGCAGGTGCGCAAGCTTCGGGATCAGTTAGTACACCAACATCAAGCAGAACAGTTGCTTTGACAGGCGCGGCATCGAGCGCATCTGTTGGCACTATGACTGGCGAAGCTATATACTATGCTTCACTTTCTGGCAATTCTTTAGCGGGTGCCGTACAATCGGTATCAATAGGGCAGCGGCTCGTACAGATTACTGGTAGCCAAGCTATGGGTGCCGTTGGTAATTTTGGCGTTCTTTACTGGAGCGTAATCAACGATACGCAAGTTCCAGCGTGGGAAGTTGTGAACGACATGTTATGACCAGCCGAGGTGATTTGTGAGTCTTGGTTGGGGCGACAATACTTGGGGAGCAAACGGCTGGGGTGGAACGCTTGCTGTTACGGGTAACTCGGCAGCGGGTTCTGTAGGCACGGTAATTTTTGTTCCAGTAATATACGTAGCAATAACTGGGGTTGCTTCCTCTGGTAACGTCGGAAATTTAAGCCCAAGTTCCAGTTCACTTGTTCAAATGTCTGGCGTAGCAGGAACAGGCGCTGCGGGGACAATGATTGGCATTAAAAGTTTTGCGCTAACGGGTGTGTCAGCAAACGGCAAAATTGAAAATATTGGGTATCGTTATTGGTCGATAATAAATGATGGTCAAACTCCCAATTGGGCAATGATTACGACAGTCTAAGGATTTAAAATGGCAACTTCATACACTTCGCTATTAGGGCTTGCCCTCCCTGCTACGGGGGAGTTGTCAGGTACTTGGGGCGACACGGTTAACAACTACATATCCACATACGTTGACTCAGCGGTCGCAGGAGCGCTTGCAATCTCATTGACCGGCGATGTAACACTTACTAAAACTACTGGTTCATCTCTTGGATCTACGTCTTCTCAGTACGCAGTCTTAAACGTAACTCCTAGTGCAAGCACTTGGACAATTACTGTTCCAGCAGCAAGCAAAGTTTATGTAATTAACAACCTGTCGGGTTCGTTTACTTTTACGTTCAAAGCCTCTGGGCAAACCGGCATAACGGTTGCCGCTTCTGAAAAATGTATTGTTGCTTTTAACGGCACCGACTTTGCAAGAGTTGCATCTACTTCGGCATTTACTAGTTCGCCGGGTGGGTCAAACACCTATGTTCAATACAACAACAGTGGTGCGTTTGGCGGATCTGCAAATTTAACTTTTAGTGGTTCTCAACTACTTACTACGGGAACTAATAAAGTAATTGCAGCAGCAACTCAAGATGCTGTTGTTGTTCAAGGTCGCGCGGGTGGAACAGGAAGTTTTGCCGTTACGATCACCCCAACAACTCTGTCTGCAAACCGTACATTTACGCTGCCAGATGCGGACGGTACGGTGGTTCTCAGCGGTGGCGCATTAGGTACACCCTCAAGCGGCACAGTTACCAACCTTACCGGCACCGCCTCAATTAATATCAACGGTACTGTTGGCGCTACAACTGCTACTACTGGCACGTTTACCAGCGTACAGATTACTTCTCTTGGCGTAGGCACTGCTGCTTCTGGAACTTCTGGTGAAATCCGAGCAACTAATGCAGTTACTGCCTACTACTCGGACGACCGACTTAAAACTCGTTTGGGTAGCGTTGAGAACGCATTAGATAAAGTGGCAACGCTGGATGCGTTTTACTACGAAGCCAACGAAGTAGCCCAAAGTCTTGGGTATGAACCCATACGTGAAGTTGGTATCTCCGCGCAGCAAGTTCAAGCCGTGATGCCAGAAGTGGTTGCCCCGGCCCCTATTGACGATAAATATCTGACGGTGAGATACGAACGCCTTGTCCCGCTCCTGATTGGGGCAATCAAAGAATTGAAAGCAGAGATTGATATGCTCAAAGGAGTTAAATAATGTCAGTTATCCTCACTTCAACTGGGGTTACATTCCCAGACTCTACAACACAGACTACCGCCGCTGGCGCTGCATCTTTAGTTAGTGTTGCAAACGGTAGTTTTGCGGGTGTTACTTCTGTTAGCTCTAGTTGTATTTCTAGCACCTACGGAAATTATCTTATAGTTATTGACGGACTACAGTGTTCAGTTGGTAATGGTCCGTATTTGTATTTGCGTATAATTAATTCAAACGGCATATTTAACGGTTATTATAGTTTCCAAGGTAGCACTGGCAATAATTATTGGCCGACAGGGGTGTCGACTTATTACTATAGCGACTCTTCAACAAGAGGGATAACAGGGGCGGGTTTTGTATTTGTTTCTGTAAGCCAGCCAAGATTTTTATCACCAAATCAAAATAATCAGCAAGCTCAAATTTTATATAATGGGGATAATAACAACGCCAACTGGGGTACTTGGAGTCCAAACGATTCTAGTGCTGGAACCATTACGGGTTTTAATTTGTTTTCTTCAGGCGGTCAAACTTTTTCTGCTGGAACTTACAGAATTTATGGCGTAAAGGGGGGTTAAATCATGACTTATAAGGTAAGTATCGACGGCGTTATTCGTGATGCAACGCCAGAAGAAACGGCACAGATTGAAAAAGACAGGGATAATTTTGCCGCGATAATGGCTGCAAAACCAGCTAAAGACGCAAGGGAAAAACGCGATTTATTGTTGAAAGAATCAGATTGGACTCAGCTTTCCGACGTAGTTCTTTCTAATAAAGATGCTTGGGCTACATACCGTCAGTCTCTGAGGGATGTTACCAAACAAGCCGGTTTTCCCGATAGCATCAATTGGCCGGTCGCACCTACTTAAAGAGGTAATCATGGCTGAGAAGTGGATTCAGAACGCAATCAAAAAACCGGGCGCTCTCCGATCTGAACTTGGTGCGAAGCCGGGAAAACCCATTCCAGCCAAGAAACTCGCAGCGGCTGCAAAGAAGCCGGGGAAGCTTGGACAACGCGCACGGCTAGCGGAAACGCTCAAGGGTCTCAAGAAGTAATTTTCCTGTCTTGTATGAACTGTAAGATTTTGAGGGGAACGCTTGCTTACCGGAGTGGCCCCACCTAACTAACACACGGAGTTTGTCATGAAAGATCTCATCATCGAAGTTCTTGAAGGTTCGGAGCCGGTTGACGCGTTGCAAGCTTTGATTGCCGCTACCTATGCCGTTGCAGATGCTAACGGTGTTAGCCGCTTCACGCTGACCGAATTGTTCTCGGCCACGGTTGACGCTCACTTCGACGTTGCTGTTATGGCTGAAGAAGAGTCCGAAGAAGACGAAGACGAACAGACCGACAACTAAGGTCCGGCCCCGGTGCAACCCACCGGGGTTTTTATATGCTGTTCTGCGCCGTTTGTCGTGGAGAGTTTCTCCGAGAAGACCTTATTGTCCACGGACGTAAGGACTATTTTCTTTGTAGCGCGTGCAAATCAGACGTAAATCGTCTTGACCGTTTTGGGTTGTCTCCGTCAGATTATGACTTCCTGTTGAAACTTCAGGGGTATAATTGTGCTATCTGTGACAACCCTCTTAAACTTAAGCAGTACAAGTTTGCGGTAGACCACTGCCACGACTCAGATGATGTTCGTGGAATCTTGTGTAAACGATGTAACACGGCGTTGGGTACTTTTGAGGACGACCCAGATTTAATCCTGAGAGCCGCAGAATACTTGAACAACCCGCCAGCCTTGGGTAGAGTCAAGAAACATGACGGTCGCAAAAAGGTAACATTCCTTCGGGACGAGTACATCAGGAGGCATGGTAATGGAAATAGTTGAACTCTTCCTGAAAGCATGGCCGGTGCTACTCGGTCTTGTGACGCTCATCATTGTGTTGTCTAAGCTGGACTTACGGGTTGCGGTACTTGAAGAAAAAATGAAATCTGCTTGGGAGCAGATCAACAAGGTAAAGGATAAGCAATGAGCGAGAAACTTGAAGCCAAGAGTCAGCTTATCGAGAAGACGGCTTTTGCCGTGCTCCCAATTCTCTTTACCTGTGTCGTGTACCTGATGTCGTCGCTGGACAAACTTAGCCACGATGTGACGGTCCTGAACGCCAAAATCAGTCTGGTGGTCACATCAGACAACAAACAAGCCGCAAACTCTGGGGCTGAACTTGCTCGGGAAAAACTGCGGCAGGACATGGAGAAAGAAATCCAGCACAACCGCGACATGATCCACGAAAACCAAAAGCACATTAGCATCATCGAAGACCGGATGGCGAGGAAATAATGGCTGACTTCAACCCCGCCTTTGAAAAAATGATCCACGATGAGGGTGGATATCAACTAACAGACATTCCGGGCGACCGGGGAGGACAGACGTATGCAGGGATTGCCAGAAAACCAAATCCCGACTGGGCAGGGTGGCAGCACATCGACCGTAAAGACTTTGGGTCAGCTACGCCTTTGGTCCGCGAATTCTATAAATCTCATTTTTGGGATCGTGTCCGAGGTGACGACATTAAGGAACAAGCTATCGCGGAAACCATCTTCAATTTCTCCGTCAACACCGGAGTCGGCGTTGCAGCCAAACTCGCCCAACTCATCGTCGGCGTCACCCCAGACGGCGCAATCGGCGCAAAAACCGTCGAACGCTTGAACATCTGCACGGTAGAAAAGTTCTTACCGGCCTACGCAATAGCCAAAATTAGTCGGTACGCGCAGATCTGCAACAAAGACAGGTCCCAATCTAAGTTCCTGCTTGGGTGGATCAACCGTACCTTGCAAGGACTCAAGTAATGGATTTGATTGGAATAGGGTCGATAATTGAAGGCGTGGGTAAGGTTGCCGGTGACCTCATTACCACCGATAAAGAAAAACTCCAGATGGCGCTTGAGGACCGCAAACTCGATCTGGAGGAAAAGAAAATTGATCAGGCCACTGACCTCGCCCAAGTGGATATCAATAAAATCGAAGCGGCGTCTAGTAGCCTATTTGTCTCTGGCTGGCGTCCTGCTGTGGGCTGGGTTGGGGTTCTGGGTCTGGCTTACCAATTTCTTGGCTACCCCCTGATGCAGTGGTGTTGGGCTTTTGGTCAAAGTTATGACATAATCCCCAAGGGGCTTACCCCTCCCCCGGATCTTGACGTTGAACAACTCATGACGTTGCTGGCTGGCCTCCTAGGGTTCGGTGGTATGAGGTCTTTTGAGAAGCACAAGGGTGTAGCGAGCAAGTAATGCCACTCAATAAACTCCAACTT